CTTTTTGCCCTTCAAACATAGCTTTTTGTGCTTCAATCTTTTCCTTAGCAGTCATAGAAACTTTAGTAAGCATTTGTTTAGCTTGCTCAAATCCTTCAGGAGTATCTGGCATCTTTTTAATAGCAGCAGCAAGTTGTAATGCCACAGGCTCATCGACACCAGCAGCAGTAACTGCAGAAATTAATTCATCTTTGTTTGTAGCAGTTTCTACTAATTGACCTGCATAACTTAACTTACCTTCTTTAACTTTTAAATCGTTAATTTGTTTTGTTTGAGCAGCAGCGTCTAATTCTTTAGCTTGTTTCTGAAAAGAATAGGCTAAGGATGCTTGACCACGTTGTCCTGCCATCATAGCAGCTTGGTTATAAATACTTTGTTGTTTCTGTGGGTCTGCCATTTGTTCAGCAGTTGCACCTGCATAAGCTTGCTTAAGAATGTCTTTAGATGCTATATCTTCTTGAACAGCTCCCATTGCTTGGTAGCCTTTGGCAAACTCTGTTACTGGGTTTATATATTCAGCCATAATTATTCCTTACCAAAAAGTAGCTGTTTGACCTTCAGCAGGCACACCATACGTAGTAGCAGAACTACCACCCAAATAAGATTCTCCTACTGTAGGAATTGATTGTGTTCCATAACCTGTAGCATTGGTAGGAGAAGAGCCTCCATATAAACTAGCAAGACCTCCTAATCCTGAAGTTAGTTGTCCTAAGCCAGCAGACTGAACACCGAACTGAGAAGCAGCAGCTTGTTGTGCAGCTAAGTTAGCCTGTGCAGGGTTTTGTGTAGCACCTGATAGTTGTTCCAATTGAGAAGTTAAACTATTATAAAAAGATGCAAAAGTATTTTGTCCTAAAGACTGTAAAGCAGCTTGTTCTTGACCAGACTGTAATTGTCCTGTTTTAGCTAAACCACGTTCAGTAGTTTGCATACCTTGTTGTAGTTGTTGTTGATAACCAGGTTGTGCCATAGCTAATGCAGGATTCTGCATTACTTGTTGTAACTGTGCCGCAGCCTCAGCACGATAAGGCCCATAAGGATCGTATTGTCCTGCTGCACCGCCACCACCACTTGTTGTAGGTTGTGGAGCTGCTCCTCCATGACTACCGCCACCGAATATGTTAGCTAATCCTGACCCAATACCAACTACTGATCCTACTACGCCTAATGAACCTGCCATGATTTGTTTCCTTTATAATAATTTTGAATATAACTTTTCAAAGAAGCTATATCCTAAATATTCAAATAATTTAGAGTTATCTAGATGTACTTTTGTACCAAAAATAACTCTGTTAACATGAAGTGATTTTAAATACTCTTCGGCAAACTGAAATAGTTTAATCCCAACTCTGCCCTTCCTATGCTCTTTTTTTAAAAAGTAAATGTCTTCTACAGCAGTAAGACATGATTTGTAATGTAAGTGAGGCGTGACAATAAATAAGATGTAACCAATTAACTCAGTATCTTTACGACAAGTAACGGTCTTTAATACACCGTTGTTTTCTAGTTGTAAATAAACATCATAAGCAGGTTCTAAAGGAATTGTCTTAGTGACTGATAGTTCTTCATAATGTTCAGGATATAATCCTTTTAGTTCTTCAATACAATCTGAATACTTTTCTTCCTGATATGTAACCATTATTACTTCCTATATTGTGTAGGCACTCCGCCTTCTTGATCTAAGCCACCAATAGTAAAGTCTATTTCAGCAGCATCTAGACGTAACGGTGTATTATCAGTGCAAAGGAACTCCCAAGCTCTACGCCTACCTGCACCACCTAAATAGATCTGAGAACGACTCTTATTAAGGTTTACTGAACGATAAGAAGACCATGAAGCATAGTCATCGTCTGTATGTCTTATGTTCATTGTGGCAGGTACTTTATCACCTATGATTTCAATACGACTATAAAACTTACGTTTAGTAGTACCGTTGTCTACTAAGTCTGTAACAGCTCTATAATAGATAGGTGCTCCAGCATCGTTGTAATATAAATCAGACAATAAATACAATGCACCGTTGTCGTCATCTAATACAAAATATTGTAAGCCGTTGCCTGCAAAGAAGCTAGGTCTAAAGTATTGTTCTGCGTAGATGCCAGTAATACCTGATGTTGCATTACCAACAGCATACATTGTCCACTGATACCACATTTTCTCGTTAACGTCAAACACTATTGTAACATTTAAATCAGCTAATGTCAAGACATAAAACATGTGTCCGTTAAATTTAAATGTATAAGCCTTTACTTCAGCAAGAGTGCTGTTAGCTAAAATACGATCAATATATACAGTAGACACTTTAACTGGTGCTGTACCGTCTAATAAGAAGACACTAGGACCTGTAGCTTTTGAATTACCTATCCATAATACAGACTGTTCAAACTGTACAATAGAGTCACCATTAACACAGCCTATTTCAACCCTATAGGAAGGAGCTACAGATAGTGGAGATGCTACAGCATTGCCAGCATCATAAAAGAACTCTGTGGACCATTGTCCGTAGCCTATAACATAGTTTAAATGCTTTACAACACCTGTTAGGTTATCAGGTTCACTTTCAGCAGTGATATAATCTAAAGGACTCCATATAGTAGGGTTTCCTACGTTAGAAGTATAGATTCTTCCACTAGGCGTACCTACTGCAACATAACTATCAATAAAAGCAACTCCAGGTACTAAACCACCTGTAGGAAAGAAGCTTAATAAAGAACTACCTGAGAAGCCCCCACCTGTAGAAGTAACAATATTAATTGTCGGTGCAGTTACATAGCCTGATCCTGGATTGGTAATAGTAATGTCTGTAATCACACCGCCAGTAATCTGCAAAGTACCTGTGGCAGTTACACCGCTAGGAGGAGCAGAGAATGTCATTGTGTCGCCACTAGCGTAGTTAGTACCGCCTGTTAAGATAGTAGTAGTAGCTACTTTATAATTAGTTATTTGACTAAAAGATCCTGTACTGCCGTTAATTAGATAACCATTAACTTGATTATGTACAAACAGATAACCATTGCTTAATGTTTGTGTAAAGTAGACATTAGCTACAGCACCGTTAACAGTTCCTGTCATTGTACCTACAGTAGTCATTGCATAGGTAGTAGGATCAATCTTATAAATTACATTATTAATTGCAGCATATAAGTAACCTTTAAATAGGTATAATCCCTGCCCCTGTGCGGAGGGCAGTGCAGGACTTGTTGTCACTAAAGACAACCCAGGTCTTTTAATAAACTCTCTTTTCTCGTTGCGAGATTCAAAGTAACCATTTACGCACTTTGAGTCCGTTGTTAACGTACCATCACGAGTTTCGATGGGTTGCGATAAAGGTATTCTTTGGATAGCCATTAGACAGTAGTCCCTGCAATGTTTGTTCTCATTCTCATATCAGGCTGGAAGAATGTACTTGTACTCTCAACATCAAAGTCAGTCATCTGATCTTTATACATCTTAGCTTTTACTAAGAACTCTTGACGATGATTAGAAGGTACTTGATAGTCAATCGCTACTTGATCACATAAATTCCATAATAAACAATTCATCCATTCATTAGGAAAGTCAGGAACATCTTGTCCATATAACAAGTCATTCATCGGCATCTGTGTAACTAAATGTAGATTATAGTTAGTAGCTACATAAGAGTTAGGCTCAAGATAGACAGACAAGATACCATAGTTTTTCTTTAAGTCGTAGAATATACTATTACCTACACCAGAGGACTGTTTAGAGCCTAGTAGGTTATATTCTTGCTTAGATAAGATCTGTAAAGGTACATCAATAGGAGGTGTTACCGCATTGTTGCGATAGAAGCCTTGAATAATCTTTAAGGGTTTGTCTGTCAACGGCACTGCAAAGCCAGTATCATAGCTATCATACATTGCTATGCTATTAGGACCACCTAAAGTATAGGTAACTACATTCTCCGTCATAGGGAACACAATCTCTGTGTTCTTCCATATCTTTAGGCCATCAGTGGCCATTTGTTTAATTAATAGGTTTAGGTTTAAAGATAGGTGAGCTACAGTAGCAGAGTCTGGTACATCCCCAATCTCTAAGACACCAAGCTTAATTAGAGCTGTGGTGATAAGTTGATCTCTTGTTACATTATATGTACTAGACATTATTGTTCCTTACTTAAGTTTTAAAACTAAAGCTAATAAAGTTGTAATAATAAAACCTGCTGATATAAGCAAGATTTGTTCTAAGCGTCTAAGACGTGCATTAATTCCTGTGTAGCGTTCTGCACAGACAGCTTCATGAGAATTTAATCTTGATTCTATTTCTTCCATTTAATCTACCCTGTTTAAATATGTTAAGATACTTTTATCAATGCACCACTAAATTGATTATTTCCTGCTCCACCGAAATAACCAACAGATGTTCCACCAGTTTCAAGACCAAACATTTCAAGGTAGTCTGTTGTTCCATTCAAATAAACAACAGTTGAAAAAGATAAATCGCCAGGTTGTCCTGATAGATCATAATACCTAGAGCTTGCATATTGAGCACCGTTCTTATATAAAAAAGCATATAAAACAGCACCTCCTGCTCCAGAATCAGAAGCAGAACCAGAAAAATTGATTTGGTAATAACCTGCTACAGTAGGTGTAAACCTATAATTTGTTGTTGCATCAAAACAGTTGGCGGTATCAAAAAGCTTAGTATTAAATCTTAATTTAGTAGTAGTTCCTGTACTAATTGATTGGTTTGCATTCATGTATACATTAAAAGCTATTATTTTATTTGCAGCATTAGTTATAGCTGTAGACACAAAAGCAGTAGTTGCTACTTTAGTAGTATTGTCTCCATCTGCTTGAGTGGT